TCTAGTCCTACTTTGCATTTTTCTCTATCAAAATAACAATGTGGTAAATAATTTCTCACAGTTTCTATTCCGTGATCTACTTCTAATTTAGGAGCGACCTCAAAGTCAATCCCTAAATCTCTTGCTACTTCTATTCTGGACTTACCTGTTCCTAACTCTCTAGCCATAATATCGTGTGGAGCTATATGATTAGAATAAGCATATCCTTTTTCTTCAAGTTTATCAGCATAGTGTGCTAATGATTCACCTGAAGTTTCGTAGTAATCAATAAGGTGTATTTCCTGCCCTACTCGTTGTGCAAACCAAATTGCAGTTGAGTCTCCTATACCTAAGTCCCACCACGTTTCTACACCTACATTAGAATCTAAAGGCACGGTAGTGATTCTCTTTTGATTATCAGCTTTTGTTATTAATCTTCCGTAATAACTGCCTGAGACTGCTGCAGTAAAAGAGCATTCAAATTCTTGCTCATACTGTTCTTCAGTCATTATGGCACGTGCCTGTTCCAGCTCTTCATCTGGAATTACTTTAGTATCTGAGGCTCTATAGATCTTGCCCATCCAGTCTTTATGACCACGTTGAGCGAAGTCATAGACTTCCCAGAACTGATTATGTCCCATGGGTGTACCGATAAACATAACCCATCCTAATTTGTCTGATACAGCAGGTCTTACGATCTCTGTCCAAACTCTTGGAGACATAATTGCATATTCATCCATTACGACTCCATCAAATCCCATTCCACGAATTGAGTCTGGATTATCTGCACCAAATATTTGAATACGGCTTCCGTTAAATAAATCTATTCTTAATTCTGTTTCGTTTCTACTACCACCAAAATACATTAATGGTTTTGTATAAAACTTTAAATACTCCCAGGCAATTGATTTACCTTGTCTATAAGTAGGAGCTATAAAAGCTAACAGCGATCTTGGTTTTCCTGCTGCTGTTTTAATTAATTCGTTTATTGATAATACTGATTTTCCGAATCGTCTATGACAAACCAGTACATTAAATCTCTTTTTACTATTGTGTACTTCTAATTGATATTCTCTTGGTCTATATGGAATCTCAATCTTTTTTATTTTCTTGGTCTTTTTGCCACTCGACTTTGATTTCAATTGGTTCATCTGATCCTATTTTCGAAGTTGTAGAAGCTAACCTAGGGTGAACAAATGGTGCTGCTTTTTCAGCTGCATACATTTTTCGCTCAGGCGAACTCATAGGATTGTTTAACACAGCTAACATATAATCTAAAGGGCTATGTTGATACTTTACTGACATTTCATCCATAGTTTTCCACTTAGGTTTAGTACTTTTAGACCCTAATGGTCTACCTGAACCTTCTCTTTTACCACCGTGATTTGGATTTGAATCTGACATTAAATTATCTTTCTACCTTTTTTGTTGTAATTTCTAAATTCAGGAAAAGAATAACCTTTATCAGCTCTTCTCCACGCAGCAGCAATAGGTTTCCCTGAAAATGCTAATGCTGTAGATGCAATAGGATGTTTCCATGCCCATTTAGCTGCACCCCATGCCATCTTAGGTAATGATTTTCCTAAAAATCTTTGTTCTTTAGTAGCTTTTGCCATTATATTGCCTTTAGCTACCTTTGTTTTATTAGTTTTGGGAACTTTTTGTTTCCAAACAACCATATCTTTAGCCATATTCCTCCCTTTCGGTTAGTATCTAACCTTTTTTCCTTTTTTCTTAGCTGCTTTTTTCGCTGCAGCCTTTCCCTTTTTAGTATAAGGGTACTTTTTCTTTCCTACTTGTGGCACAGTTATCCTTTTTTGTTATCGTCATCGTTTAATATCCATGCACCTAATGCACCAATACCAGCTACTTTACCAGCTTGAATACCCATTTGTGTTTTTGGATATCTTTTAGCAAATTGTCCTATGGCTTGACCTTTTAATGCGTGTCCATAACCATATGCTTTACCAAAATTCTTTTTAGCACCACCTTTAGCACCAAGTGTCATACCAGCTCTCAGTGCTTCTGAATTATAAGCTGCACCAATAGCTCCTTTTTTAGCCCACATACCACCACGCAGACCTTTTCGGTTTTTGACACCTTTTAAGCCAATCTTAGATCCTCTTTTTCTTAGAAATCTTCTAAATTTAGAGGCTCCTGCCATTACTTTAATAAGTCCCATAATTATCCTTTCTTGTTATTTTTATCTCCAGACATCATACCCATGATAGCTACTGCACCAGCTCCTGTTGCTGCGTACGGTGCTACATCTAATGCTGTGTTAATTCTTTTAACTCTTCTTTTTGTGGATGCAGGTTTTCTCCAGGCATACTTTCCGATTTTTGAAGCCCTTGTTTTACCTAATCCTTTTCTACTATCCATAAACTTATCTACGGTTTTTTTTCCTAAGATACCTTCAAATCTTTTTACTAATTTGCCGACTTCCATTACGGCACCAAATTTTTTGATCATGATAATAATCCCTGTTTAGCAGCATCTTGTACGTTTGGCATAGGCATTTGCATTCCTGCTCGTTTACCCATTTTTGCCATTTGAGGATTTGTTTGCTGCTGTCTTAATAAACCCTCCTGTTGTTTTTTTGCCATCTCTGGCATTAACTTAGCTCTTAATATCAGTTGAAGTTCCTGTTGTTCTTCAGGATTCAACATAATTAATTTATCTGCTATTTTTTCTAAACTTCTAGTTTTCATCCGTAATACCTAGGTTTTTTATATTTCATAATTTTTTCTGTTGCTCTAAATTTGGGATTGCTTAGGTTTTTAGATAATCCTAAAGCAGCCTCTTTATTTGCTGCTCGATCTTTTCTTAGCCATTTGGGACTCATGCCTTTTATAGCATGGCCTCGTGTTGGCTGTTTTCCGAATAATCTGTTTAAAAATCTAATTCCTATCATCGTCCTTGTCCTCGATATTTCTTATAATTTGCTTTTTCCCGTTTGTTAAGTCTTTTTTTGTGGCGACCTAGTTTTGGCTTTGTGTATTTTACGTAGTTGTTAACTCCGAATTGTGGGAGCTTTTTAGCCATTAATCGTTATCAAGAATATCCCAAGCCACAGCACCTGTTACGGCACTTGATACTTTCGGATTTTTCTTAATCCATTGACCCGTTGCTTTAGAACCTTTATGAGCTTTTTGCGAAGCTCCATATAGTCCTTTAGCGATGCCAGGTTGACCTTTTTTAGCTGCGTAATCTGCAGCCATTTTCGTTGCCTTGCCTATCTTTTTCTTGCCTTTGTATAGGGTTCTAAGCATACTTACGCCTATTCTTCCTGCTGCTACAAATGGTATCATATTGTTCCTTTATTGTTGTTATTACCCCTTGCTTAGGGGGATGCTGTACAAAACCCCCCTATATCATCAATCGACATCAATGTCGATGTGATGAGGGTAAGTTTAAAACCCGTCAAATCGCTGTTGCGATTTGTCACTTTGTCGTGTCGCTATAGCGACATTTTACAAGGTCAAAACAATTGTTATTGTTTTGGTTGATTTATTATCGCTTCAGATTGCTTGTCATTAGCGTTATCTTTGGCGTTGTCATTGTCGTAGTTGTATCTATGACAATCAATCTGCCAAGGTACAAGCGATAATAATTCACTTGTTTTAAATTGGGCTTTGGTAGTCATTATACATTGTGCTAAATACATTGATATATTGATTACCGAATCCCTCTATAACCGTTGCTAATCCTTGCTAACTTGATTGCTAGTGATTAGACAACTAACATAAATAAGCCTGAATCAAGCGATATCAGGCAGAAAGGATGTAATAGAAACTATATGAGAATATTTTGTCAATTAACACAGATGGTAATATATGCTTGTGTATTCATATTAGGGCTGATGATGGTTATCTTCTACCCTGAAGAACACGGAAAATTAGGTGTTATATTATCATTCGGTGGAATATTATTGTTTGGTTTATCAATAGCCAAACAAGATATAGATAGTCGTTAATAATTATCGACTAGCGAATAATCATTAACTCGGAAAGGAGGAAAATATGGCAACTCAACAAGCATTTGCTTCTAAAAGTGCAAAGGATAAGGAGGCTTACCGATGGAGTAAGACAACTTATTTGCACCCAAAAAACTATGCTGAGCTTCAGTTCTTAAAAAGAGCTGTTATAGCATTATTAGAATCTCAAAAGATTGACGTTAAGAAAATACAAGAATCTAGAGATTAAATAAAGATAATTAGGCTATGCCCTTGTCCCTCGA